CAGGAAAAAGTCCTGAACAGCACTGAACAGTTTAATCATGTAGCCTACTACCTGGATATGGGACTGGGCAAAACCTTTGTAGGCGGTGAAAAAATGTGGGAACTGAACAACCTAGTCAACATTGTTGTCTGCCAGAAGTCAAAGATTGATGACTGGGTGGAGCATTTTAGAACCTATTATCCGCAAGCCAAAACCTGCAATCTGACAAAAAAGTCAGAATCCATCACGTTCAAAAACCTGATTGATGCACAGGCACTGGCACAGGATGACATGCTGGTTGGGGTGATCAACTATGACCTGATTTTCAGAAGACCCATCTACTTGAAGTATTCTGGATTTACACTGATGCTGGATGAATCAAGCCTGATAAGCAATGAAACAACTGCAAGGGCAAAATTCATCCTGAAGATGAAGCCTGAAAGCGTGATTCTGCTGTCTGGTACACCTACTGCCGGGAAATATGAAAAGCTGTGGTCACAGTGCCAGCTGCTGGGTTGGGACAACAGCAAGAAAGCCTTTTGGGGTTCCTATGTAGAAACAGAATGGGTGGAAGAAGGGGAATACATGCACATGGTTGTGTCCGGGTACAAGAATGTAGAACATCTGAAGCGGAAACTAGCACAGCATGGTGCAGTATTCATGAAGACGGATGATGTCATGCAGTTACCCGAACAGGTGGAACAGAAAGTATTCCTTCCAGCATCCAAGGAATACCGGAAATTCATGAAAAACTGCTATCTGATTCTGAACACGGTGAACCTGAAGGAATACCAGGACAAGGACGGTGCAGACCCAACGGTGGAACTGGTAGGTGATAACCAGCTGACCAAAATTCTGTATGCACGGCAGCTGTGTGGTCAATATCACCAGGACAAGCTGGACGCATTCCGGGACTTGATAGAATCCAGTGAAGAACGCTGGGTGGTATTCTACAACTTCAACGGGGAATTGGACAGGCTGAAGCAGATTGCATTCAGTATGGGCAGACCGGTGTCAGAAGTGAATGGTCATACAAAGGACTTGGACGCATACGAAAACAGCAGCAACAGCATTACATTCATCCAGTACCAGGCAGGGGCTATGGGTGGAAATTACCAAAAGTCCTGCCGGGTATGCTACTACACCCTGCCACTGGGGAAAGGTTCCTGTGACCTTTGGGAGCAGTCAAAAAAACGGATCCACCGCATTGGACAGGAAAGCACATGTTTTTATTATTATCTGCTGGTGAAAGGCAGCTTTGAAGAACGAAACCTTCACATGCTGAAGGTTGGAAAGGATCTAACAGATGACTTGTTTGAAAAGAATTGAAAAGGTTTGTGCAGTCCTTGCCTTTGTCGGGTTCATGATTCTGGTTGGTGTCGCAGGACACGGGGACTACATGGATGAAATCAGGGAATATTACCCTGCCGGCGCAATGCTGAAAGATTGCATTCCTGGCATCCTGCTGATGATGCCAAGTCTGATTTTGGAACTGGTGGAAGAAAGGTGGTGTATAGAAGATGACAACGACAGCGAGTGAAAGACGGAAGTACCACCGTGAACGTTGCAACAGACAGATCCTAGTTTCCTGGCTGGTGGTTGCAATCGTCTTTTCCGTCATGGGTGGCATCATTTCCTTTGCCGTGACAACTCATATAAACCGGAATCAGACAGTTTCCGTGCAAAGCCAAACAACTAACCAGTCCATGGAAACAGACGGTGAATTCAAGGTATATGGGGCATATGATGACCGGTGCTTCACACAAGAAATATCACTGGACTGGGCATCCGGTGACCTGGACTTCCAACCATTGGACTGTGATCTGGACAAGGACATCCAAGAATTCACTTTCTACTTATGTGCTGGGTATAATATAGACTTTTCACTGGTGATGGCACTGATATCCTGTGAAAGCAACTATGATCAGTCCGTGGTCAGTTCCACCAATGATTATGGACTAATGCAGATCAACAAGGTCAACCATGAAGAATTGACGGACATCCTTGGTGTGACGGACTTCCTGGATCCATACCAGAATATCCGGGCAGGGTGTTTCATTCTTAGAAAGTTGTTTGAGAAGTACCAGGACACCACAATGGTGCTGATGTGCTACAACATGGGTGAAACAGGTGCTGCAAGGCTATGGTCTGAAGGTGTTTATGAAACTAACTATACACAGAAAATACTGGCTGTTCAAAAGCAGTACATAGAAGAATTGGGGTGGTGAATTAAATGGCTGCTGAAAAAAATTTTGAAAACCGGGTGAAGAAATATCTGGAAGAAAAACATTGCTGGTTCTTGAAATACTGGGGTGGTGCAGCATATACCAAGTCCGGGATTCCGGATCTGCTGGTCTGCTGCTGTGGGGTTTTCATAGGTGTGGAACTGAAAGCACCAAACGGGAAACCATCTGATCTTCAGCTGTACAATTTGCGGAAAATTAGTGCTGCCGGTGGGCTGGCTTGTCTGTTATATCCCAAGGATTTTGAACTGTTCAAACGCATGATTGAACAGATTCAGCACCTGGAAGGTATCAACTGGAATGATTATCCGTTCTTAACAGAATGGAATCATATAGAAAATTCAAGAAAGGAATGAAAGGCTATGGCAAAAAAGAAGGAAGAAGCAGCTGTTGCAGCAGCTGCACAGGAACAGGTTCAGGACACTGTTGAACAGACTGAACAAACTGCTGAACAGACAGAGGTTGAAGAAAAGGAACAGAAGGTGGATCCGGTGGATGCAAAGGTTCAGGAGAACCGGAAACTGATCATTGACATGCTGAAGAAAACCGGCAGGGATCGCATTGACATCATCATTGAGGAATTGGAAGCGGATGGATTTTTCACAGCCCCTGCTTCCGGTGGTTATCACAGCAATCAGAAGGGTGGTCTTGCACAGCATTCCCTGAATGTGATGCTGATGGCTGAAAAGCTAGGTGTCTGCCTGATGGGTGGTGAGGAATACAACAAGATTCAGGATTCCGTGGTCATTGTGGCACTGCTGCATGATCTGGGCAAGGTGGGGGACTTTGACAAGAGTTTCTATATTCCCAACATGATCCAGGACGGAAGACCGACAAAAGCAGATCCGGTGCAGAAATATAAGCAGTCTGACAAAAAGCCGTGGAAACGGAATCCTGACCTGACCAATGTACCGCATGGGGTCCGGTCTGCAATCATTGCAGAACGATATTTTGAACTGACTGAAGAAGAAGAATATGCAATCATGTACCATGATGGAATGTATGAACCTTCCAACAAGTACATCATCAGCGGTCATGAAACACCACTTCTTCTGATCCTGCACTGGGCAGATATGTGGGCATCCAGAGTGATTGAAGGGAATACCACAGGGGAAGGGGATGAATAGCATGAAGGAACTGACGGTTGGTGAACTGAAGAAAGCCCTGGAAGGTGTACCAGATGAATTGCCTGTTAAGTTATCCAGTGACAGCGGTGTTGACCAGGGAATGGGTGAAATCATCATTGAATCTGCAAAGTATATTCACTATATCCATGGTGAACAGGTAACTGCATACTTTGACATTTATGCAAATGATCATGAAAGTGAGGATGAATAAAATGGCACAGAAACTTTTGGTAATGGGTGAGAGTGGAACCGGAAAATCCACATCTTTGAGAAATTGTGATCCGCTGACCACGGCTGTGGTCAATCCGGTTGGAAAGCCCCTTCCGTTCAAGGGCAGCGGAAAATTCACAATGCTGAATGGTGAGACGGACGCAAGGAAGATCTGCCGGTGGATGAAGGAACAGGCTGCTGCCGGAAAGAAGCTGCTGGTGGTGGATGATTTCCAATATATTCTGGCGGTTCCGTACATGAACCGGATCAAGGAAACCGGCTGGGATAAGTACAATGACTTTGGTGCTAACTATTTTGACATCATTCAGGTCTGCAATGACCTTCCTGATGATGTGGTGGTGGCATACATGACCCATCTGGAAACTTTGGACACTGGTCTGACCACGGTGAAGCTGATCGGAAAGCTGTTGCGTGAAAAGATCACCATTGAGGGACTTTTCACGGTTGTACTTAGAACCGGGGTGAATGAATCTAAATACTACTTTTACACACAGAATTCCGGCAAGGACACGGTGAAGTCTCCCATGGGAATGTTCCCTGCATATGCCATTGATAATGATATGGCATATGTGGTGGATAAAATTCGCAACTATTATGAAATCGGTGACTACAAGACGGATGCTGAACTGGCTGAAAAGGACAGTGCTGTGTCAGGCAGTGTTCAGAAGCCGGATGCTTCCGGCAGAAGACCAAGAAACAGACAGGCTGCACAGGACGGTGATAAAAATTTTACAGAACCCCTTCAGAATGCAGCAAGCCCATCCGGGAGTGCGTCAGATGCGAACACATCAGTGACTGCCCCTATCTCCCATTCTGATGGGGAACATAAGACCCATGATGAAGTTGTGGCAGCCAACCAGCAGAAAATGGATGATTATTTCCAGAAGCAGCAGGAAGCCATTGCCAAGGCTGCTGGTGATAAGGATGGTGTACCTTGGGATGATGCAGTCCAGGCTATGGACAGTGTACCTGCACCGGAACTTGACAAGGTTCCAAGAAGAACACGCAGGGAAAGACAGGCTGCACAGGCACAGCAGGAAGGTGACTGGCAGGATAACACTGACAACGTGACGGTTGTACTTGAAAAGGATTCCTATTTCTTCAGACCGTCAGATGGTAATTATTTGATGAAGCACAAGGGTGACAGTGTTGACCTTGTAGTTGACGGTAAGAAGGTGCTGGAAGAAATCACACAGGAACAGTTTGGCGCAGGTGTGAAGGCAATGGCACAGGGACAGGCAGCACCCAATCCGGTGGAAGGTGCAATGAATCCGCCGGAACCGGCTGCTGAAAGTGGCAGGGTTCGCAGAGTCAGAAGAACAAGAAACTAATTTTGAAAGGATAAAGGTGAATTATTATGGCAGTAGATTTCAGTGCATTTGATGCAAAGATGGATCCCAATCTTCAGGAAGATGTGAAGAATGCAAAGGATTTTGCAGATGTTCCGAACGGTGACTATATCGTTGGTGTGGACAAGATGGAAGTGAAGCTGACCAAGAAGAAGGACAAGCTGATGTTTTCGGTGCAGATGACCGTCAAGGAAAAGAGTGACGGCAGCCAGACGGAAATGAAGGGAAGAAAGATTTTCTTCAACCGTGTGATCTATGGTAACCGTGCAAGTGAAAGCTGGAATGATGGACGTGCTATCAAGTCCGTTATCACCTGGCTTGGAAAGCTGGACACGGGGATTGAACTGGAATTTGTAAACTATTCCGATTTTGCGGATCTGGTGCTGGATGTTTTCCAGGAAATCCAGAACAAGGTGGAACTGGATGTCACCTACAAGGCTGATGACTTCAACCCTGTTACCATCAACGAAGTGTATGATCTGAATTAAATTGGGACAGCGGTCAGATGGTAAAGCTG